CGCGCCTATACCGTAGGGAAAATCGCAGTGGATGAAGTTGTAATCGCGCTCGATGGTGGTGTTAACCCAATCGAGGAAAGATACGTGGTGGAGCGTGAGCCCGAGGGCTGCGGCTAAGTTGCCCGCATCATCAGCCGGTAGGCCCTCGGGTTCAGCCTCACCCGCCGAAGCCGGGAGAACCCGGCCAGACGGGGAGATGAGACTATCTACGATAGTGTCTGTGGTTTGCTCTTTGGCCGCACCGAGGCGTTGCCGTTTTCGTTCTATGATCCCGCGAGCGGTCGAAAACCTATCCGCTTTCGTGACGAGTTCGTCGCCCTCTTCGAGTGCCTCTTGCACGGCGAGAAGGTTAAGGATATGCTGGCGGGAAATCCCAAGGGCATCGGCACTCTGCGTTTGTGTCCAATCGGAGGTTCCCGCTTGCCGGAGCCTGTGGTAACGCGCGGTGGCGGCGCAATGATCTTGCCAAGGAAGGTCCTCGCGCTTCACGTTTTCCTCTAGCTCGAGAAGTTGCTGTTGCGCGGAAGATAGATCGGTGAATACGGTAACGGGAATTGAGTCCCAACCGAGGCTTCGTACTGCCTCTAGGCGGCGCTCGCCAGCTACAAGTATGTTGGTTTCGGTTACTACAATTGGATTGATCAGCCCGATTTGCGCAATACTAGCTGCAAGTTCTGGGATGTTCTTTAATTCCTGGCGTTGCCGTGCGTCTCGGTCAACAACAATCTGGCTGAGAAAAAGGGTGGGCATTTGTTGGGCTCCGAGGTAAAGTGGGTAAAAGGCTAAGGGCCAGTAGTGGGCAGGCCCTTAGCCGGGGTTATATAAGGCGTTAGTCCACAGGTGCCATGCTGCCCATGCTTTCTTGCACCGCGCCTTCAGTGCGTTTGTCCGGGGTGTGCTTCATAACCCCCATGAATTGCCGGTTCACGACTTCGGACAAGTCCTGGCCAAGGGAGTCGGTTTCTTCGATCTGCAAGACGTTATAGAGGAAGTTCTTGAGGTCGTTCATCGTGCGCAGCCAAGCGTTTTTCTCGTCCGCATCTTTCGGGAAGATAAAGGTTACGCGCGCGGGATGTTTGGCCACGGAGCCGAATTCTTCGAGGTCGTCGGGATCAACATCTTCGGTTGGGGAAATGCACTGGCAGAAGAATGTGACCATATCCCAATTAGCGTCCTTGCCCACGACTTTGTTTTCGTGAGGTTTGGTGATGGTCCAGATGTAGGTGCCGATTGGCATAAGTTTTGGTGGCTCGAAGGACGAGGCCGGTTGGTCGAGGGCGGAAGTAAAATCCATAAGTGGACTCCTTTTGTGTAGGCGCGTGAGGGGAGGAGGACGATTGCGCCGTGAGTCGTTCTCCGAAGTAATTGTTAACCAGCTTGAACAGATTGTATATAACTGGCCACTACGCGTCCTTTAGGGACATATGCGACGTATTTAGCAGCTTCCTCATACGCCCTGTGTGCGAAGGAAAGGGCCTCCGCCCGTTCTTCGGTTTCTAGGGAATAGTGCATATGTAATTCCTTTGGGCCTCCAGTAATTGTATTGGCCACGTGGATGGGAAAGGTAGGCATCACTGTACGCTAATCTTTGCGGTTTCTGTGGCGTAAACGGGCGTAATCATTTTATAGCCCCTTTCGTAAGCTCTTTGGCGATAGCCGCGAGGCCGTCGTTGATTGGGTAAGTTTTTACAATGTGTTCCTCATCGGGGACTTTCAAATCCAGCAGGGCGGTTGGGCGTGTGGTGATAACCCGTTTCACGCTGTCACCGATACCTTTGGCCTCTGCGGCGATAAGGGTGTTGAAGAACTTGGGGATTTTTGGGCCGAGCGCAGAACCGATTGACGATGCATACATCTTTGGGTCCTCATCTTTCCCGGCTTGCAGATGAGTGATGATGATTACGTTGGTCTGGAAGCTCTCGCTGGTAAGCATGTCGAGGAGGGTTTCGATCGACTGTTGCGCGGAGAAGAACCATTGCCTTTTATCCTTTGCGGTTGGGTCGAGGCCCGCCGCCCAGTTATACGCGGCTTTGCCCACGGCGGTAAGGGAGTCGAGGACGAATACAGTTTTGGCCCCCCATTCGGCGGGGGTGGACTCGTCGTCCCATTTGTTCAGCGCCTTGAGCATGTTCGTATAGGCTTTCGCGCGGCCCGAGATAATGAGGCCGCGAACAGGATCGGCTTTGTACTCGTCACGGAAGGATTGGTACTCGACTTGCTTCATGCGGTCGGGGCATTGGGATTGGATTTGTGCGACAAGAGTGTCCAGGCCGTTGTCCATATCAAGGACTCGGAGATTGTACCCCGCGCGGACAAGGGAGATGAGAGAGCCGGTTTTACCAGAGCCACTGTTACCGATGTATAGAAACTTGAACAGTGCGTTGGCAGGGCGGGCGGATAAAGCGGTCATAGATATGCCTTTCTGATTGAGTGAAATTCGACGGGGTTAAACGGGTAACGTGCCTCGAGCGCGGGCATTGTTAGACTACGCTCGGCCACAGTTAGGGTTACGAGATTGGCGAAGGAAAAAGGGTCCAGCGCGCGTTCCGGGTGTACTTGACTACGCTCGGAACCCCACCCGGTAAGGCGGCTGCGGTAATAGAAATACATCACTCACCTCCCCAATCTTTGTGGTCTTCCTCGGTTATGTAGCCTTCCCAATATTCCTCGGCCTCGGCATGGGTGAGCGCGTCCACACGCTCGCGGCCAAGTAGGTCGAGCCATTTATGCGGGGAGGCCGGTCGGCCATAGTAGCGGTCGGATGATCCCCGGTCAAACGGGCTGCCGTGAGCGGTGCTTTTTGCTTCGGCATACGTTAACCCGGTATTATTTATACTGGCCATTTTATTTCCTTTTATTTAATACTCAGCGTTTCTGGAGTGGGTCCCAACGAGGGCGGCGAACGAAATCGGCCTCGAGGAAGTTCGGGCGATGCGCGGGGCTACGCTCGCAGATTGCGTGGAAGGCGCAGCCGCCGTAGTTCATACACGAGGTGGTATTCATAGCAAACGTGTTTGTCTCCACGGCTTTGCGCGCCTCGCGCATGTAGTAGGAAGCGGTTGCGCGCCACTCGTCTAGTTGAGAAGGCGAACGGTTTACAAACCCTCGGGCAAATTTGGTTCCGCCGATTAAGATTTGCGCGGCGTCGATGATAACCCCCTTGACAGGTATGTTGAACCCGATAGAGGCGCCGAAGGTATAGCCGGACATTTGTACGTCGAGCGCAAAGCCCCGGAAGTAATAAGAAGTAAGGGAACCTCCAGTCGTTTTTTGGTCCATCACATATGTCTGGTTGTTGTATTCTACAAGCCGGTCAATGTGACCACACCAAATGAATTCATCGTCGAACGGGACGGAGAAGGAAAGCTCAACGGCTGGTTTGCCGTTTTCGAGCATTTGGACAGGGGTAGCGACCGCAACAGGGGAAAGCTCGAATTGGTCAAGATACCAGACGATCGTTCGGATGAGGGTTTCGCGGGTTTTCTTGTCGTGGCCGCTGATCCACGGACTGGCCTCGCCGGTTTCCTCATCTTGTACCCATGTCTCGATGAGGGCCTCGCGCACGACCGCGTGGGTGGCGTCAAGCGGGGTTGTGCCATCCGCGACGAGTTTGTAATAGTGCTCAAGTGCGGTTGCATAGAGGCCGCCGAAAATGAGGTGGACGGATTTGTTCCGGGGCTGCCATCCTTGGAGGTTTACATAGTAATAGTACGCGGGGCATTTCATGTAGTTGCCGAGGGACGTAGCGTCCCATGCAAATTGATAGCCTTCGGGAGAGAAGGACTTGAGGAAATTGGGCATAGCGGGAGCCTTTCAGAGAAGGTCGGAGATGTCGATAGGACCGGCGACTTTTTGGGCCTCTTCGAGTGCGACGGACTTGGCACTTTTCTTTTTCGTCTTGGTGGCGCCAGCCTGGGAGTCACCGAGAATATACCGTTTACGACGGGCACGGTAATAGGCAACCATCTGGGCAATTTCACGGTCCCCGTGTTCGAGGGGGTTGCCAGCAAACAATTCGGCAATGGGGGTTTCTTGTGGGGTCTCGGGCATGGGAGTATTCCTTATTCAGTAGGGGGCAGTAATTTTTCCTCTTTAACACGAAGTTGATCCACGAAGGAGGAAATGACACGGCGCACAGCGTAGGAGGCTTTGCCTTTTGGCATCGCGGAGATTAGGTAGTCCATATCTCCCTCGCGAAGGAATAAAGTGTGCTTGGTTAGCTGTTCATTTGCCATTGTGGATAATCCAGAGGGTGTTAAGCGCGTCCTTTGGGGATACTACGAAGGACAAGGAGTCGTAAGTGGGTATATGTTTTCTGCGAACGGTGTATAGTTTCGCGCGTAGTCGCTCCGGGGAAGAGGTTGGAACGGAGATACCGTGTGGGCTACCTAGGGCACGGGCGAGAAGCATACGAAAATCTTTCATGTGATTGGGTTGGGGAGGGCCGATGTGGCCCAGCCCCTGCTCCTGAGTGGGTTAAAGGTCCAGACCGGCGAGTGCATCCTCGGCATTTTTACCCCGATCGGCAATGCGTTTTTTGGCCAGCTTGACGATAGTTTCGTCCTCGGCTTTGAGCGCGATGGCGGTAGCGAGCTTTTCCTTGTCGATGTCGGAGACCTTGCGGCCCGCTGTTTTGAGGGCGGTGGTGATAAGTTCACGAGCAATTTTGCGCGCTTCTTTCTCGATCGGGTCCATTGTCGCGCGGCCTGCGCCGGTGTTGCCGATGGTGAAGGCGTATTCGTTGTCATATTCGGAGACTTTGAAAGCGATTTCCTCGGCGTTAGCCAGTTGGCCCCCTTCGTCTGTCGCGTCTTTGACCACCTTGGCCATGTTGTTGCGGATATTCTCGCAGCGGGTTTGATTTAGCGCACGGGCCTCGGCCTCAGAACAAACGTGACCCTCGGCAAAGGGGGTTGCTACCTCGAAGGTATGGCCAGCAATGGTGATTTGTTTCTTATCGGACATAGGATACTCCTGGGTTAGTGTCAGATTGACGTTGGTTGATGCCCTATTGGGCGGGCATACGGGAACCATATCACGGGGATATGGCGGTGTCAAGCCCTTATTATGGGCTTTTCGAGGTTAATGTATGGCTTTATACTCGATCTCCTCAGGTGATAACAGGTCAAGGCAACCGTCGGTCGTGATGTAGGTCAGGGACTCTTGCGCGCGGGTGCAAATTACATAGCGAATGTTTGGGTCCTGGCCCTCTTCGCCAATGAGGTCTTGGTCGAGGAAATAGACATGGGGGAACTCCAGGCCCTTAGCTTTATGGCCGGTGAGGAAATTGACCGCGCCCTCGTAGCGGAATAGGTCCGTAGCGAATTGAGTTGCCGCGCCAAGGGAGTCGGTAGCGCGGATGAAAATTGCCATACACTCAGCTTGGTCTCGGATGGTAGCCTTTGCGCGGGTGCGTTTGAGCCGGTCGGTTTTCCAGCGGAGGACCTCGCCAAGGGCTGTTTTGCGGTCCATATTCGGCGGACCAAGTTTTTTGAGTAGGTTGACAAGGGTTTTTCCGAGAGCATTGTTAGCCAATTTCGGTGTGCGCCCCATCTGGAGGAGGGTTATCGCTAGTCGGTAGAGGGGCGCGTTGTTTCGGCAAATGATTGCGGCGCTGTCGGGAATGTCTATGACGGACCAAGTAGATAAGGAGGTAACGCAACCCGAGTACGGGTTATCGGACCAAGCCCGCATTGCCGGTGCGCGCCATTTGACATGCTCAACATGTACTGGCGGAACGCGAAAGGAGGTGGTAAGGGCGAGGCGGGACATGGAGAAGGCCTCGGCAAGAAGGTCCATTGACGTTTCGTGTGCTCCGCGAAAGCCATAGATAGCTTGGCAGGGGTCCCCAACAGCAATTAACCGGCGGCGAGCAAGTTTGCGGAGGAATTCGTGGTTCAACACGGAAAGGTCTTGGGCCTCGTCCACCAATACGAGCGGATGTGGGGGGAAAATCGCGCGGAAAAGGGTGGACATGTAGATTTGGTCATCGAAGTCGATTTGGCCCTCGAAGGCTTCGCGGATAGAAGCGAGGAGGATTGTGTCCACGGCGGTTTGCTCGGCGGAGGTGAGTTCGTATTCACAGGAAGTGTAGAACTCCGCGCCGGAGAGGGGATGGGGGCGTTTCGCGGCGAATTCTTCACAAGCAACTGCGGGAATATAGCCGTAGGCTTTGGCCTCCTTAGCTGTAGCTAGGATTTCCTTAAACCCGGCCCAAAGAGGTTTGGCTTCGGGCTTCGGGAAGGTCTCGATATACTCCCGCGTGAGGGAATACATCTTCTTCATATTAACTTGAAGACGGCGGCCAAGGGCCTCAGACCAAATACGGTGGCCGAGTGCGTTAAGTGTGGATGCGGTGCAATTATCTGGGAGGCGGTCGGCCATCTCAAGGGCAATCTTTTTGTTAAACGCCAGGCAGAGGATGCGGGTGGATGGCAGAGCCTCGGCAATAAGGACAAGCGTCGAGGTCTTGGCCGCTCCTGCGAGCGCGGTGATGATGAGGTTATCCGGGGTTTCGCGCGCTGCGGCGATGATTGCGCGTTGTTCGGCGGTGGGGGGGAAGGGCATGGAGGGTATTCTTTCTGCTAAGAGGGGAGGCCCCCCGCAAGAACGGGCTAATACACCTTGCGGCGTTTAGAGTACCTTGCGGGGGCAACTGTAGGGGTGGGATTACGCGGGTGAAAGGCTGGCCCGAAGTTCGTTTAGCTTGTCGGCGAAGGCCTCGCCATAGGCTTTGGCCGCGATTGCGTCAGTGGACTTGGAAAATTCCACGACCCCCGCCATCTTACCCGCTAGAAACCGAAGTTGACGGGACTCGAAATCGGGAATTTCATCAATTACCTTGCGCACGGCATTCATGAGGTCTTCGGGACCCCCATAAGGCGCCCAAACGGCTTTGCGGCCTTGATAAATGTCGTCGTCGTAGGGCTCGTCATAGGCATACCAGTTGGCCCCCCAGCCATCCATGCTAAGGCTAAGGCTAATACCATGCACATCGTCGTAACCGAGTTCTTCTAAGTTTGATTGGATGTAAGAGATTATTTTTCCGGGTTCCATGTCTGGGGTTCCTTTAAGTTTACAGGCCAAGATCGGCCAAGATATCGTTAGTGGAGAGGGTCGCGAGTTCTTTCGCGCGTTGGGCCTCCTTTTGCTGGGCGCGATTAGCCTCGTAGATGGAATTAGCGGCGCTTGCGAGGTATTCGGTGATCCATTCGGAAAGTTCTCCGCGTGGGATGGTCGTGAGGGTTTCGCGCGCGGTGTACCCCGATGTTATGCCAATTCGCCCGGAGGGTAAAAGGGCAAGACAAATTGGCCGGAGGGCATAGCGCACGGAACTAAGATATTGCTCATCGGCGGTCATTTGAACAGCCAGAGTACGAACACGAGCAGGAAAAACACGAGATAAATGCCGAAGGAAAGCACAATTGCAAGGGCTATGGCTACCCAATCCTCGTATTGACTATTCATCGTAAGTACCGAGTAGCCGCGCGACCTCCTCTAAGGGGTTGGTGACGGTGGCCGTAGGTTTGGCGGGGGTAAACGGTTCCGCCCCTCCCACGATCCGCGCGCCAAACGTGGTAAGGGAGATGCGTTCGACAAGAATTACTTCGGCGGGTTTGCCTTTTCGCACGGTCATGCTGACGAGGGGTGAATTTGGGGCAATCTCCTCTATAAGTCGGCGATAAGTGTTTAGACGCTGGCGAAGATGGGTTGCGCGTCCGGGGGTAGTGCAGACTATTCGGGCCTCGCCGCGGGATAGGGCGGTGGCGAAGATTTCCTGACAATCTGGGTATCGGTTGGGGTTTTTACTCGGGGGCATGGGTGGAGCTCCATTTCACGGTTACGTTAGCTAGCTCGCCTTTGCGGCGGGCAGAGATACTAAGCGGTAGGATCTCGAATTTTCGGATGAAATCTAAGGCTACCGCTTTGGCCTTTTCGAGGGTTTGGCAGGTGAAGGATGCGGTGTTCATAGCGGGCTATCCTTATACTGGTGGTTGGGGAGAAGGTCGATGCGGACCTCCGCGCGGGTGTCGAACCAAACTACCTCGAGATCGGCTTTCCCCGGAATGATGAAGCCGTGAAGCATTTCGCGCGCGGGAGATTGATTGAACACGCGCTCGATTTCTTCTCGAAGGCGCGTAACTTCTTCCATTGCCTCGTCAAGGTCGGAGAATAGGTCCTCGGCCTCGGGGAGGGAATTGATATCGAGGCGGTATCGTATGCGAGGTGGGGTCATTGGGTTATTCCTTTAGGGGGGATGATTGCCATATTTTAAGGTAATCCACTGCATTGCTGCCGATTTCGCATACTCCATCGAGCGCGTCAAGTAGCGTTCTCAGCGCGGCCTGTTCACCGCCGCCGATGCCGATAGACCAGTTTACGAGATCGTTATAGGACCAGCCCCTTGTGGATATTGGGGCCTCCTCCATACGCGCTAGGTGGACTTGAAGTCGGGCTATGCCGTGGAGGGTTTTGTGAAACGGGGTCATTGGCCAACCTCTTCGATCGTTAGGGTTAAGTGAAAACTTGCCGCCCCCAGCTTATTAATGGCGATGAGAAAATGGGCGGCTTGTGTCTTCGACAATCTTAAGTCGAATGATAATTCCGTTGGTGTATACAACATCGAGGGCCGTAATTCCTCAATTTGCTGTTTATACGCCCCAATTAGCTCAAGTGGGGAAGTCATTGGCTCTCCTTCTTTTGCGCGTAGAGGGACTGGATGAACGCACGAAACTTATCTTCGTTAAACGAAGGGCAGGCGTTACGCAGTTCGTAGCACGTTTCGTCCACAACGAATTCCGGGGCGTGGCGAAGGCCTCGCGCGATTATTCGATAATCTTTACGGGTCATTGTAGGGTCTCCTTTTGGGGTTAGATTAGCAGTTGTTGAGGATACTGTTAAACGTTTGAATAACCTCTTTGGGAGTAAGACGTTCGTCCTCGCCCATTTCTTCGCATTCGTCGATGAGTTTTTCGGCCTCCGAGAAAAATGCATCAATACGGTCTTCCGCTCGGGCGCACTGCCTTTCGGCATTTTGATAGTCTTTCTCCAGCTCTTCATATTCCGCGCTTGTAGTTTCGGCGAGGTCTTTGTACCGAACTACAAGAAGCGGAAAGAGCGCCAACATTTGTGCGGGTGTTAGGTCTTGCAAGTTGAACGGGTTGAAATCCTCCGCCGGCCCGTTTATGGCCATGCGTAGGGCTGCGGTTTGTGCATAATTTTCCATTCGCGGGATCCCTTAATGAGGCAAGCCAAAGGCCAGCATGATGATGATGAAGATTATGAGTATTGCCGCGCCTAAGACACCCGCGAGTAAGTCGGATAGGCTTATTGTAACCGGGGGAAGTTCGCGCCACTCCGCTTTTATTGTGGATGGGAAGAATTCTCCGCGGTCCGTGATAACCATACCGGCTGTGCCCGGTTTATCGGGCCGGCAAACGGCTAAGACCCGCACTGGTTGCCCCCGTCGGGTCGTGTATACGCCTCCGATGTGTATAGGTTCGCCGGAGGGGCCGTGGAATAAAATTGGGTTTTTGCTTTTAGGCTGGGTCATTGGTTATTGTTCCTTTTCAGGTTATTTGCCGGGGTGGGTTACGTGGCTTCGGCGCAAAGAGGGGCTACACCGTCTGCGATACATGCCAAGTCGATAAGCCGGGCCAATTCTTGCCATTCTTCTGGCGCAGAAGCGTGCTGGTCGATGATACGCAGGTATTCGGTTAGGTTATTCCACTCTACCGTGTTCGGCATTTCTTTGGGGCCGCCTCGCTGATTAATAAAACGCATGGCGATCTTGACGGCTTGTCTGACTGGTAATGGTCGCATTTTTTGTTCCTTTTCGGGTTATTCCGGGACTATTCCCGACACGACGGCCCCTCGCATGGAAGGGCCGCCGAATGAGTATTAGGCCACTTTCGTGACGAACACTGCCGCGCGGTAAAGTGTTTGCGCGTAATCTGGGCCTAGATGTTCGGCCACTGAAAGCCAATAGTGCTTGTCTAGTGGTTCCTCGCCAACGGAGTCGTGCAATAAGTACATGAGGCTGTTGGCCGTGCTTTTTGGTTCAGGGGGGCCTTTTCGGGCTATCACCAAGAAAGGTGGTTTATTGCCGATGCCGTCGTCGCCTCCGTATACGAGGATTTCTTTTTCCCCTTTCTGAACCCTCGGTAATTCCTCGTCCCAGTCTGCGGGAGTCAAGGTTCCATCCTCATCCTCGATGAACATTTTAATCGCGTTATCGTTTTGCATTGTACGTACTCCGTATGTTATATCCGCCGCCCAGCTAGGCCGCGTATGAGACACGTGGCCCGTACCCCATGTATATGCCAAACGGGCGGTAATGTCAACCCGGTTTGGTGAGGTTTGGCCGATTTTTGGAGTCAGCGCCATATATTCGCGGGGAAAACCTTCCGCCGTGTTTTCTGCGAAAGCCCTGCGACCCCCTCTCGGGTTCTTCTGCGTTCCCTTGTTCGGCCTGTTGTTGCGCTTTTGCGGGGCTTGTTCGTTTTTCCGGGGACAGCCATAGGCCTACTGGGTGGATTTTCTTTCCTTGGGAGAGGGGGGTATTTTTTCTAAATAATATTTAAAAAAAAAAAAAAAATTAGAGTTAGTCAACAATGCTGACCTACTTTTAGAGGGGGTATGGCGGTTAGAAAGATTGCCCAGTACCGCCATATTGTAAACCCGGTTGACGGTATGGCGGTTCCGGGATTTGCGGGCAAGCCCCCATTTTCCGCAACACGAGGCCGAATAGAAAAACGTAGCGGTTACGCAGTGGGGGTCGCAGGGGTGCGCTAGGAAACACGGGCACGTAACGGGCGCGGGTGCCGTTTGGCTATCCCTATACGCGGGTGACGGGCACGGGCGCCACGGGTGCGGAAAAGGGGCAATGCGCCCGTTTGGGCAAAAGAAAACCCCCCGCCCGGTATCACATCGGGCGGGGGGTTCAATCGGCTTGCGGTTTACATCAACCCAAGATCACCTAACAGGTTAGCGGTTTTCCCGGCTTCAGCTTCCCGCGCGGCCAATTCATCAACCGCGTTAGCCATGTAATCAACACCGCCAGCGTCGTGTTGTGCGGCGATGTACGCAAGAACCTTGGCACGTCGGGTTTCCTTGTCCAGTCCGGTCAAGGTCTTGGCATTACCCAGTTTATCGGTCAACGTGCGTTTTATGTCGTCGTCGGCATTGGATATGGCAAGCGCGGCAACGGGGTCAGCCGAGACCTTACGACGCGTGGCAAGCCAAAGACCTTGTTCGATCTTATCCTTGACAGCTTCCATGCCGGCTTCGGTCATGGCTTGAACAGCTTTCTTATTGATCGGGTTCATAGACCATTCTTTGACTTCTTGCTTGGTGGCGTTTTCACCAAGGGCTGCGAATGCGGCTTCTCCGCTTGCGCCGCTTGCGCCATCTGCGACCTTTTGTGTCAGCCCATGCACCAAGGCGCGCGCCAATACCTCAACAGACAACACCGTAGTATCAACCGCACATAAAACTTCACGCGATAACACCAGCACATCATTTGGGATCTCAAGCGTGACGGTATGGGCCTTGCGGGTTTCTATATTATCAGTCATTACGTTTTCCTTTTCGGGCTAAATAATCCGGGCCTAATTCGCTTAAGGGTGCCCATAGACGGACGCCTAAATCTCCTTCTACGTTTGTGCCGTTCACACTGGTGGCGAAATTACCTTTGCCCCATATACGACGTGCATAGACATAAATGCGACCCCGCAACCGGTCTGCGTCGCCCGCGTCAAATGTTGTGCATGGGATCAGCACGCTATCCCCTATCTGCATCGTATCTGCTAAATAGGCAAGGGGATTAGACTGGTGTATAGGGTCCAGTGGAATGCCACGTTCAATGGCAAGTGGCTCAATATCTTGTGCCATGGTCATTTTCCTTTTCGGGTTAACGGGGATTATCCCCTACAAGCAATATCGCATATAAACCGCCATATGTCAACCGAATACGAAAAGAAAACGCGGGTAATTTGCATTTTCTTCTCCGCTTTTTGCGAGCCAAGGCACCCGGCACGCCATCCGTCGGGTAATTCCCCCGTCGTTTTTTTTGGAAACGCTGACCCCACCTTCGACGGGCACCGGGTGCCTCATGCGCGGAGGACCCCTCAGAAATTAGTTGAGCCAGTTTATGCACCCTACATATGTCTCGGCCCGTTTACCGGGTTGACATGGGGGGCGGCGGTGTGGTAAGGTAAGGCGCGGAAAATGCGGGAACATATGGCGGAGGCGAAAAGGGTGAACGAGGCACGGCGGGAACTTGGGCTGATTGGGCGGCGCGCGAAAACGTTGGACGTGGGGGAGCCGGCAGAACTTGCGCCGGGGGAACTCGACGCGCTGCTTGACGAGCGGGGCGCGCAAAAACCAGTTTCGATTAAACGGCTTGCTGCGCGGCACCACGCACTTGCCCGCGCCCTTGCAACCGGGACTAAGCCGGGGGAAGCGGCAATACTCTGTGGCCTAACCGCTTCGCGCGTGAGCATTCTTATGTCCGACCCGATGTTCCAGGACCTGCAGGCGCATTACGCGAACGCAGTTGACGCGAAGTTCCTCGGGATGCAGGAAAAGATGGCCGCTCTCGGCGAGGACATGGTGGACGAAATTGCCGAACGACTGGAGGATAACCCTACCGCGTTCTCGGTGGATGAGCTGTACAAAGGGGCAGCCCTCATGGCCGACCGCACAGGAAACGGGCCGAGTCAAAAATCCGAGGTTTCCGTGCGTATTGGGATTGGCGACCGGCTTGAGGCGGCGGCAAAACGACTCGCTTCAGCGCGCGGGCAAATCATTGATATAACCCCGGAGATCGTCGAATGACCCCCGAGGAGCAGAACCTACTGCTTGAAACCCTTGCCGGGTTCGAGTCCGATCCATACGGTTTTGTCCTCTGGGCCTACCCATGGGGTGAACCGGACTCTTCGTTATCCGATTACACTGGCCCGGAACCGTGGCAACGCTCGATCCTTGAGTCCCTTGGGCAGGGTGTACTTAGCGTGCAGGATGCTATCGCGCTTGCGGGGAACGCGCTGGTCGAACCTATGCCAATGCAATTTGCGCGCGCCTCTGGACACGGGATCGGCAAGTCTGCGCTCGTTTCGTGGATCATCGACTGGGCGCAGTCAACATTTGTGGACACCAAAGGGGTCGTAACGGCAAACACGGAGAACCAATTAAAGACAAAAACGTGGGCCGAACTGGCTAAATGGCATCGCCTAAGCCTCACGAAAGCCTTATTCCGCATGACCGCAACGGCGCGGTTCAGCATGGACCCGGACCTTGAAAGAACGTGGCGAATTGATATGGTGCCGTGGAGCGAGAAGAACATGGAAGCGTTCGCGGGCCTCCACAATAAAGGTAAGCGCATCCTAATCGTGTTCGACGAGGCCTCCGCAATCGCCGACCCGATTTGGGAAACTACCGAGGGGGCCTTGACGGATAAGAACACGCAGATCATTTGGGTTTGTTTCGGCAACCCAACAAAGAACTCCGGGCGTTTCCGGGAGTGTTTCGACGCGGGTAAATTCGCGCATCGTTGGAACTCCGAGGCGATCGACAGCCGCGAGGTATCCATCACGAATAAAACGCAGATCGCAAAGTGGATCGAGGACTACGGCGAGGACCACGATTTTGTTCGAGTCCGTGTTCGTGGCGTTTTCCCTCGCACAGATGCCGTCTCATTCATCCCACTTGAGCTGGCGTATAACGCAACTCTGCGTAAGCTTCCAATGGAAAACCTCGCCCCTGTTGTCCTCGGAGTGGACGTTGCCCGCTTCGGTTCGGACTCGTCTGTCATTTACCCGCGCAGGGGTCGGGATGCACGAAGTATCCAACCTCGCATTTTTCGGGGCCTTAACACCATGCAGCTTGCGACCCAAGTGTATAACATGGCCCTCGAATTCGACGCGGTGGCGATTTTCGTAGAC